GACTTTTCCTTCCCATCAAACACACGGTTGTGGATCGTCCAGGCGACGGCGATCTGGCCGGCCGTGCCCTCACCGCGAGCCTCACCCCAGATGGTGCGGGCGAGGATGTCGCGCTCTCTTTCAGTGACGGTCATACTTTTCTCCAGGCAAAAAAATACCCGCTCGACGGCGGGTTGCTGTGTTTGACTTGATCAGGCGGGATTGATGGGCCAATCAATTGCTGCCGGGTAGCCGTCCTGCGAACTGATGCTCCTCAGCGCCAGCTTGTAAGCGGCGAAGCTTTTGAAGCGCTGGGTTTCAGACTCGTCCAGCAAGCCGGCAATGAATGCGTCAGACATTCCGGCCGTCGCCTTATCTGCTAACTCCAAAAGCTGATCGCGTTTGGATATCGCGTTCAGGGCGGCAACCTCGACCTCGGTCTCGGAGTAGCTGTAATTCGCCAAAGCTGCGGTCAGTTTCTTCTGGGTAACCCCCAGAACCTCGAGTACGCCATCGTGATAGGAGCGCATTTCAGGGTCTGGCTGGCCCGCCTCAGTTGCGATTTTTACCAGGTCATAGTTTGGTGGAACGACAATGGTCGCCATCATGCATCTCCAAGCTGGAAGATTTCGACGTTGCTACCGCCACTCAGCGGCAGGCTCATGTCTGCCCCGCTGTCCTGAAACCCCTGAATCCTCAGGATGGTTCCCGCCGTTGTGATCCTGATAGGGATAGTGAGCGTCACGGTAGTTACCCCGTTCGGCGTGATAGGCACGAGAATGAACCCTCCCGCGAAACCAGCGTTGCTCAGTGTGAACCTGATCCCACGGCGCCCGGTCGGGTGGTAGTCGTAAGTCAGCGTCGCCGACACCAGGAAAATTCCTACTGGCAAAACGAACGCATCTGAGTTTGAAGTCTGACTGTGAATCCCCCCGATACCGTAGACGTCGTTGGTCCAGTTTATTGTGGTGTAGGTACCGTTCGGGATGGTTACGTTGCTGGTATTCGATTTCCAGCGAACGTCGCCGGACTTTATGCCTAAGGCGGTTCGGGCTGTGGATTGCGTTTTTCCGCCGGTCCCGCCTAGTTCGATCGGAAGTGCCGCCGGAAGTGCGAGCGGGCTACCACTGGCGCCAAGCGCTGCATAAAGCTCGTCGAAATTGCTCTGCGTTTTGGTGAACGCACTTCGAGGCGTATCGCCGCCCACGCCTGTAGGCGCAGAGCCGAGAGTGATCGTCTGCTTGGACATTACAAGTTCCTGATTTTGAGAGGTTGGGCGCGCGCGATTACACGGCCATCTTGGCAAACATTGCGGGGAGGAAAAATGCGAAGGGATTATTGGCGGCAGAGGTGATGGCGTAGAGCGTATTTGCCGCAAAATCCCACGTACAGTACAGCTGTCTTGGGATGTTCCCGCCGGACACCATGCTCATGCCGAAGTTGTTGATCAGAATGAATTCGTCTTGGGGAAAATTGAATGGTACCGAGTAGTAGTTTCGGTACAGTCCCTGATCGGATTGATCCGACTTCACATACGTCCAGTTTTGGATAGCTCGCGTGAAACTGGCATTGGGTGTGCCTGAGTCGAAGAGCATTTTTCCAGATCCGTCCCAGAGCCGCATGCCGTACTGTGCCACCGCTTGAGCAGCAAACGCAGCGACGAAGTAGCGGCCATTAGGCTGGGCCGTGGCGTTGCTGTACGCGCGAACATAGAATCCGGTCCAGTTGCCTGCGGAGCCGATCAATCTCATGCTGCTAAGTCCGGCGACGCCGGCGACAGTATCCGGCCGGACGAATACTAGCGGCGGCTCCTGTGATGTCACCGGCCTTGCGAAGTAATTCGTTGACCCCATGCCCCCTTCTTCCGTCGGCGCATACCTTCCACTCGAAATCACCATCAACCTGGCGAATTCAGAATCAATGGTTACCACATTGCTGTTGTTCCTAAACTCTAATCCGTACGCCATCAGTTGAACCTCATGACGATCAGTCGCATCGTCCCTGTCGCGACATAGCTCGCGGCGTAGCCTCTTGTATGGTTGTAAACCCGGGCCACGTTATCGACCAGCTCGGTTTCAAACTGCTGTTGCTGATCAGTGTAGGTACCGACAGGGACAACAATCGCGGCGCCATTTGAGGGGCCAACTCCAGGCACCGCAAAGTCCTGATTTGACTTCCCTCCAGTGAATGTCACTAACGTTGAAAGCACCACCCGAATAGTGAACGAGTTTTCGTCGATCTGAAGCGCGCCGTCGGCGCCCCAGATCCTCATTCCATATGCCATTTATCACCCCAGATAGCCGAGACGGACGCGCAGCACGTTATTGGCGTCGTAGACCGAGACGTTCAGAGAATTGATCACTAAGCGCCCTTCACCAGGAACGATGCCGTTGATTTCAAGCGTGCCGTCTTTGTTCAGAATCCAGCCTTGCTGGCCGGCGATGTAGTTGGTGGAGCTGATGTAGCTGCCGATCTTAGCGTTGGTGATCGTGCCGTCGGCAATAAATGCGGAGCTGATAAAGGTCTGGCCGTTTTGTACGACAAAAGGAACTGCCAGAGGCCCACCGGCGATGCTGTTGACAACAGCAAAGCGATCAGCGCTGACAATGAACTGACTCTGTAATCCTGCGGGGCCGTTCTCTATCCCGAGACCGATGCCAGCGGCAACGTATCGACCGTTGGAGTCAATCTGCATCTTCACAGACCACATGGCCGATGCTTTGCCATCCGCTGCGACTTGCGCCTGGCTGACCTCCTGAACGATGGCGCTGTTCTTACCCATCTCAACCTGAACAGTGTCGACACGCTTGCCTGTGGCCACATCGCCTTCTATCACGGCAGACTGCAATGACCAGACGCCGACAAAGGCCTGCGTGGATCCGGCGAAGCCTTCGGTTTCCCCTGCGAGCGGAGGATTCACCTGCGCGAAGACGCCATCGACTTTTTCAGAAATCGCATCAACCTCACCGGTTACAACCTGGATACGGTTGTTGACGGATCCAGGCAAGTCGGCCGGGCCGTCGATAAGGTTGATTCGACCTCCAAGGTGCTGACCAAGGGCGGAATCGCCAATTTGTCCGGCGAAATACGGTTCATAATCGGCCTGATCAGAGCTGGCTTGACCATTGACGCCCATGCCCTCGGGATACCACGGACCGATGTTTCCGGTTCGATCCACCAGGCGCGCCCAGAAAAAGAAGCTCGCTCCCGCCAGGATGTTTTGCAGTTCGTGCGATGCCTGCGGATAGGCAAAGTCACCGAGCTTGATAGCGTCATCCCGCGAAGTCGTCTTGCTGTACCAGATCTCGGTTCGCTGGGTGTCCTCTGCGCCTGATGGGAAGCCCCACGCCATCCGGATGCCGTAAACAAGACTGGTCGGCGTCAGGTACGACACAGCCGGAGGCAATCCTTCCTTCCCCTTGAGGTTGGTCAGGATCGAATTACGCCAAATCGACGAGATATCGAACGCACTCACCGCTCGAACGCGGGCCACGTATGCGCCAGCGTAGATGCCGACCACGTCCACGTTGGTCATACCGGTGCGCTGCAGCTTGATCCAGTTGCCGCTGTCCTTTCGCCACTCAACGTCATAGCCGACCGCGCCATCCACGGCCGGCCAGCTGATAGTCATCGTGGCCACGGCCAAACCCTGCACAACCGATGAAGTCGACGACAGCGTAACGCTCGCCGGCGCCGGAACAACGGTGATCGGGATCACGCTGATCGGGCGTTCTTCCAGGCGTGCGCCGGTGTCGATGAAAGCGAACTTGCTCGGTTCGAACTGGAGCGCGCTGATTTCGTAATCGCCCTCGGTGGTGCGCTTGGTGCGCAGCACCCGATACAGCGGGATTGCCAAGTCATCGGCGTCGAGAGCCCATTGCAGCTGCGGCACCGGCGGCTCGCTGTAGGCGACCGTGACGGTCACTGCGCGGCCGTTGACGCTCTGCAGGGTGCGCCCTTCGGCGCGGCCGCCCGGAAGGTTGATGATCAGCCTGTCGCCTGCCTTGGCCTGGGTATCGCGATCGAGCGTGATCACTCGCCCCGCCACCGCTGAGATCCGGCCGCCTACTTCGCGACCAGCCAGCAGCGAATCCGCCACTGGGATGATGTGCCCCGGCAGCGGGATCACGCCTTCCATGCCGGTCTTGAACGACACGGTGCGGTCTTGGTTGTTGCTGAGGATCGCCCACTTGCCACGGCGCTGGGCCTCGGAGGCGCGGGTGCAGCCAATGGCGCTCAGCTCGGTCGGCCGGTCGCCGTAGCGGCGCTGCAGATCCAGGTCAGCGAACGGGATGACGTCGGTGTCGTAGTTGTTCGCCGGGTTGTCGTAG